CCTGCCATTATCTCTTTCATGACGCCGCTAATGCGGCGTGCTTGTACAACCTGCGGATCTCCTACATTAGGATTGCCAGTGGCCTGATTAAGGCCGATAGCAGCTTGATTAAAGCCAGCATTGCCTACAGCCATGCCGCGCGAGGCCCAGTCAGGGGCTCGCTGTACTGCTTGCTGATCTTGCTGCGTTACAGAGGCCTGTACCTGCTCAGGATCTGGCGTATCGTCAAAGAGACTTTCCGGCTGTGCCATAATTACGGTCCGAAATCCAGTTGCTGGTAGGAAGGATCTGTGTAGTACTGAGACAAGTCCATATTGCTGTAGTCAGTCAAGTTATTGTTGCCTACGTTGGCGTAGTCGCCGTAGTTGACCGTCGGCGAGGAGCCCCCACCACCGCTAGTTAGGCCGGAGAAGACTGAGCCTATCCCACTCAGCAGGCCGTTGCCTGCAACACCATTAACCATATTGCCAATGCCTGCCAAGCCGTTCGTGGTCTGCCCGGAGGAGACCACCTTCGCAGCATTGCTCATAGCATTGTTGTATTGGTTGCCTTGCTGTGTGCCTGCGCCAAGCGCGGCATTGAAGCCAGAAAGGCCAATGTTGTTCAAATTACCCGCGCCAGTTATGGCAGCGTTAGCATTAGCTCCGTAGGCTCCTGCAAGCTGCGCCGGAAGCGCAGAGGATGTAATCTGATTATTCAGGTTCTGCTGTCCGTACTGGTTTCCAAGTTGGCTAATCTGGCTATTCTGATTGAAGATAGAATTAGCGGTATTGGTGTTAAGTGCGGAGGTATTGTTAAATTGACCATACGCATTTGCGAGTAGGCCGTTAGCCGTGCTGAGATTGCTGTTAGCTGCGTTGTTGAGAGTGGCTGCATTGTTAGTTGCCGAGTTCTGCGCGGCCATGGCCTGATTGTACGCCTGGTTCTGGTTCCCCATAAAGGCTTGGCCGAGACCAGTAGCGAAAGCTTGCGTCTGGAGAGCGCCGCCGCTCGTGCCGAGCTGGCCTCTACCAAACTCCGCGTCATTGAGCTGGCTTTGTGCCTGCGCAGCAGGTAGTGCCAGCTGCTGGTTAAGCGCCGCTAACTGGGTGTTGTAGGTATTGGTGAAGTCACTACCAGCGGTGTTAAGCTGATTCTGGGCAGCACCTTGCAGGTTCTGCGTCAGCGGATTATTAAGCTGATTCTGCCCCTGATTAATGAGCCCCATCTGGCTATTCTGAACCTGGCCCTGTAGGCCAGATTGCTGCTGCAATTGTGCCTGAGTGCCAGCGGGGGCCTTCTGCTGCGCCTGGGAGTTAATGGCGTTCTGGACGTTAGTCGGAGTTACTCCATTGAAAGAGTTAGCAATCTGAGACTGCTGCCCCGCAAAGTTCCCAAGCTGCGTATTGGCTGTATTGAGGCCCCCAGTCAGGCCAGTCTTAACAGCACCATTATTGATGGTGGCTGTCCCGCCAGGACCTGTATAACTGGTGTTAGTTCCTATCCCAGAACCTGCTTGAGTATTGCTAAGGACATTGCCATTAGCATTGCCTTGCTGAATCGTACCCAGGTTACCTAGAACCCCGCCTACCGTACCAAGGAGAGTGTTACCAAGCCCCAGTCCGGTATTCACGTTTCCGCTGGTGGTTTGTGGTGCTGTCGTTGCCATTCCGCTACCTATTGCGCCTAGTCCAGCGCCTACGCCCGTTGCGATATTCGAATTGTTGTTAGAAGAAGATCCAAGAGTGCTGCCTATTCCCGTACTGACGAGCTTGCCGATGCCGCTAGCTACACCAGAGCTAGCTCCTAAAGCTCCAGCTCCGCTTCCCGCTAGGCTGCCGCCAGCGGCTGCTAGACCGCCTACAACCGGATTCCCGCCGCTTAGCCCGCTCCCTATAGCTCCTACCGCACCTTTGGTGATTGCTTGTGCCGCAGGCAGGCTAACTCCAGTAGAGTTGCTGAGGGACTGCGGAACGTTAGTAGAGGATACATACCCCCCTAATCCCCCCATAGCAGCGCCTATGGCGATGTTCTTGAGGTTAAGCTGTCCGTTGGTGAGAACCCCCTGGGCAGCGGCTCCAGCCGCTCCTGCGGCAGCTCCGGAGCCCACAGCGCCTGCCCCTGCGGCAGCAGCCGCCCCGCCAACTCCGGCTGTGAGAACTCCTACAGTGCCCGCTAAAGCTACTGTCTGGAAGACCTTATCTGCTAGATTGTCGGGCTCTAGTCCGGCGACATTCGCCGCCATAGCTCCGTTAATGAGGGCAGTAGATGCCGGACCTGGATTCTGCTGCAACCAGGTGGTAATCTGGTTAAGCGGGACGTTAGGAAGAACCTTGTTCCAGTAACTGGTCTCGTAAGAGGAGACATAAGCTGTAGGATCAGCTTGCAGATTTGGGACGGGATTCTTCTTGATATCCCCGCCCTGATTAGCGCTGTATTCCCCAGCAGCTGGCTTAGCCATTACCGGCTCTGTTCTATGCGATGCAGGGTGGATTTAATATCGTCTAAGTCCCTACGTTCGTCTACTTGTCCCTGTTTAAGTGCGGCTATCACTGCGTGATCTTCGTTATTACGTACCTGCTCCGCACGCAGATCGACTACTTGACTGTGCATAGTGCCGAAGGTGAATACGGAAGCTAGGATAGAGGCCGCGAACGGCCATCCCTTATCTAATACATTGAGAAGGGGGGACTGCATATTATGCATATGCCGGAATATAGCGAACAAGTGTATCTAAATTGATAGGTATCCAGGCTACGGGCGTTGTCTGGGCGGCTGCGCCTGGCTTGTTGGTAGCAGTCATGCTAGCGGACTGCGCCCCTGTAGTAGCAGAAACATCTATTCGTAGTGCTGCTGTACCTACACCACTAGCGGTGTTATCGATAAATAATCCAAAAGCTGTTCCAGAAGCAATGCCGACTGCGACACTTGCGCCTGCCCCTGTAAATTGCGCAGCTCTACTGCCAGAAGCGGCGGTCACAGTAAGAGTATTGCCGCTAGTTGCAGCTGCTAGCGTCCAATTGCCTGCTCCACTAATTGTTCCGCGCAGCGTCTGATTAGTGCCGAAGAGAAGCGGCAGAGCATTGGGGGTATCAAGGATGACTTGCCCGCCCGTCGGCCCACCGGATAGGAGGGGCACTGCCGTGCCGGGAGGCAGGGCGATAAATCTACCCTGTGTAGTGAATCCGCTAACAGACAGCTGAGCCCGCGTGGTACTCGTGTTGCTCGTATTCGACAGATTTACTGCCAGAATGCCTGCAAGCGATATTCCGCCTATGACTAGGGGGGTCAGATTAGACGCGCTTCCGGGGATAGTAACCTGCCCCGTAGTGCCGTCTATCGTCATTGCTCCAGGACCGCCTACGGTCGAGAAGCCGAGGGTGCTGCCCGCTAAATATATACCTGCGCCGGATTGCCCGGAGAATGAGATACCAGGAGCTGTGCTAGTCCCCGCATTAAACAGGATTGGAGTGGCGGCTACATAAGCTGCGTCGAATTTAGAGGATATCGCAGAAGCAATATTCCCGAATTCCACATCGTATGCAGCGCCGAAGATCGTCTTAGCCGGATTAGTCGGAGGTAGACTATCTTTGGGACCAAAGAATGTAGTCTGGACGTAATTGCTCATGCTATGCGACCTATTTTCACAGCAAGCTGTAGTTGCTGGATTGAGAAAATGTTAGAGACAAGGGCGGTAACGCCTACTTGATAATACTGCCCGCGCGCTCGCGCGTCATATTTAAGGATGGACAGCGACGACCCGCCGCCATACTGAGAGATGCCGTACTGGCCTAGGCCATATTGCGACGGAGAACCTGGATTCGGAATGGAGAGACTGGCAGCGCCTGCGTTACTTCCGAAGTCTGTATTCCACGTGAAGGTGACAGCAGTTGAGCCGCCTGAGAACAGAATTCCTTCGAACCTCTTCAGCAGCTTTAGCCGCCTGGCAACATCAACACCGAGATCGAGCCAGCCAGAGAGATAAGAGAAGGTGTACGCTGTCCCCTCATCAGAGTTGCCGCCATACAGCCCTATCGTTCCAGGCGTTCTTGCGATATACGTCAAGTTACTTTGCGTAGAATGCATCGCGGTCCCCGCCATCTGCCACTCCGTGCAGATTGCGCAGGTATCCCCGATATCGTCTTGGTACTTTCTACGAACGTCTAAACACCATATAATACCGCTATTTGGCAGACTAAGGAGATACTGCCCTAAGAAGTTATTATATGTGCTACGTACAGTAGCAACAGTCTCCTGAGAGACTGAGGCGAGTAAATCATCCCTGATGTATTTGGTAAGATTGGACATAGGGAAGCTGCGTCCATTCTGCAAATTGGCGATGCTCTGGCATCCATTAGGTCCCAGGAAGATCACATCTCCCTCGCCGATAGGCTGCACAGTCCACTGGCTATAGCAGCCAGTACTGGCTATTACGTCGAAGACGTACGCCTGCGTTGGGTCCAATCCGAGTAGACTTCCTCTACCGTCGGTGAAAAATACAATGTGGTTAGTCCCGAAGACAACAAGTGCCGCGTTGAACGAGGCGATTGCTGTGACGGTGTCTGTTCCTGCACTCCAGATGGTGTGCATGTCAATGAGTCCGGAAGAGGCAGAGCCCCAGTCCGTCTCGTCAAGAAGCCCGGAGTACTTAATGGTTTGCCCGTCAGCATCTAAGCACCATACTCGGCCAAAGGCCGTACAGCCTACCCCGCCAGTTGGGGCAGTTCCGGAAGATTCTGTGATCGTCGCAAAGTTGCCTGTCCCATTCCAGAAGATCGGCTTCTGCCCTGACTGGAATCCAATAACCTTGTTATTGAAGTTGCCAAAGAACCATTGTCCATTTTGTGTATTTACTGATCCAGCAATATTGTTTGCGCCCGGATTAGCCAGATTCGCAGAGATTCCACCAGCCCAAGCTACTAATTCCGTGTATACCTTGTTGCCTTGAACAAACTCAAATGAGCTGAGGATTGGTAGAGTAACGACCGCATTGGCGGTAGCTCCGACTAGAATAGCATCTGCCCAAGTTACAGCAGTGCTGCTCTGCGTGAATGTGCCCAGAGAGGTCTGCCCATTACTAAAGGTAATGTAGTAGTTACCGGTAGTGCGAGACCAATTGCCGCCAGAGAGAGTCGCGCTTGTCGCGCCTGCGGCCAGGGCCCCGGTAAATGTTATATTAAACGTGATCGGAGTTGTAGTCTGGGTCACTACGCCGTTTCTGGCGCTAAGGCGTCCAGAAGTGTCTATGATCGCATTATCAGCAGTAATACAATAGACTGGAGGCAGCAAGCTGCCCGACTGCACCGTATTAATCCCGCGAAAGCCGGGCGCTACTAGATCCAGCGGCTGGAGCTGGTAGGTCGGCGTTATGCGGTCGAGCGAAAAGGTCAAGCGACTATCATCTCAATGCCGCCGCTCTCTTCTTGGTCGCGGGCAATTGCATCATCAAGGGCTGTGCGGAAGCGCTCTTCTGTAAAGACAGTAGACGTTCCAAGTTCCTCACCACGCTCCTGGAGAGCATACCAGATAGTGCCGTATTCAATGGGCTGGGTAGGGATGGTGATAAGGGTATCCAGTCCGCCATTGGTGCCCGCCACGGTGGGATCGATTCTGGGAACTGGTGT